TTTATCCAGTAAATCCTACTTGTGCTCCTTTAACTGTTGCCGCACTAGCAAAAACACAATGCGTTGGTGTTTTTTCCAAATACTCAACGGTATTTGCTGGCATCGTGAAAGAACCAACTCCAGCACCGCTTTGCGACTCTACTACTTCAACAACAGCAACAGATCCTGTATTTACCAAACGTACAACTGTTGCCTGACTAAAACTAGTAGCAGTACCAGTCGTTGTTGGCAGTGCTATTTCGGCACCTTTCAATAATGTTCTTGCCATTATTCTTGTTCCTCTGATGATTGATCGTCACCGAATAGGGATGCACCAACTGTTGGACGAATAGCATCAATTCTTTGTGCCGCTTTGGCATAAAGAGCATCTTTGATCTTGTCGCTAATATCCGATGCGGAAGCATCCGATCCTATCAAATTTACAATTTCTTCCATGAAAAGTGATTATAACTATATTTTTTATTTATATCTCGCCACCTTTTGGTTCTTTGACCTGAGTGATATCTCCTTGTGCTTCTAGGTCTGGTTCCATAGGAACATCACCCATCATTCCCATTTCACCATCTTGTGGAAGTGGTTCACCAGTGATTGGATCAACAGAATTTGGATCGGGAATAATACCATCTTTGATTTCTTGTTCAATCTGCTCATCCATTTCAATCATTTCTGAATCAGTCTGACGAAGAACTTTCTTACGAACCCATTCTGTAGAATAGTACTTACCAATATAAGGTTCAATGGTTGCAAGAATGCCAAGACGCTCATTGAGCATTTCAGTTTCTTTTAATTCTGCAAACTGATTATCATACAGGAAATCATATTGGATATGATCAGAAATCACTTCCCAATCTTCTAGGGATACAATATTCTTGAGAATCAATTGCGTTTTCAACATGTCATTAAACATTTGGGCAAAACGCTTTCTTAAACGGCCAACAAACTTGGCAAACTTGAGTTCGTCTCTCAGAATCTCAGAAGAACGACCAAGGTTGAAACCACCATCGGCAGCGATTCTTGACTCGGGAACTCCAAGTGCTCTATAAAGTTTCTTTTGAAAATATTCAATATCGGCAAGTTCGCCAAGATTTTGACCGCCAGGAAGTGTGGAGATTTCGGTTCCTCTACCACCTTCTCTTCTTGGAAGCCAAAAATCTTCAAGCATACTCATATGCTTTTTATCATCACGAACTTCTCCGGTGTTGGCATCATAAACCAACTTGTTACGATAACGCATCATAACATCACGGAGATATTGTTCTGCCTTTACCTTAGGTAGATTGCCAACATCAATATAGAAAATTCTTCTTTCTGGTGCTCTGGACAAACGATAGATAACCAAAGAGTCCTCAATCATACGGAGTTGATTGAGAGCCTTGATTGCTTTATGTAGATATGAAAGGACAGATCCTTTATTTCTATCAACTAGACCGGAAGTGCAATATGTAATTGCATCTTTAGAAATTTTAATGCCTTTTGATGCTCCATTGCTACTATAATTATTTGTTGGATATGATGGTTTATTTGTATAGATAAAATACTCTTCTATCTCTGGAGCAATGCCATTTTTTGCTTCATCTCTTCCCGGAATATTTGGACCAAGAAGATTATTATCTTTTTTCTTTTCTTGACGAATAAACTTCATCTTCATTGGATCAATATACCTCAGTTCTTTGATACCTTCCTGAGGTTTTTTGAGATCAATGACTTTATGATAATAAAGTCTTCCATCAATATACCAATTTCTGAAAATTTCGTGCGACTTTTTATCAAAGTCAAGAAGTTCTTTAATATGTTTAAATTCTTCTCTAATAACTTTTTTTAACTTATCTGTAGCATTCAAATTAGAAAGTTCTATTTCTATAGGAGAGTCGTAAAGATCACTGACAAGTGCTTCATTAACAACATCTTCGATAGCACCATCACACTCTGGGTGAAGTGCCATTTCTCTATATCTTTTAATTAAATCATATTCTGTTCTATATTGACCTTCAATATCTACATAAGAACCATAAAATCCGCTGCTTATATAGTTATCAACCCCGTCCTCATTATTTTGAGGTACGGGGGAAACTATACTTTTGGATTTTTTTTCTGAATCCTCAATAGAAAAACCAAAAAGTTTTGCCATTATAATCTTGACTAGACTGTTATTCTACTATTTAGTTAATGTCTTCGCCACCAGCATTAGGAGAAGTTCCCTTGGAAGCTTCCCACCACTGAACCTGAAGTTCTACCGTAAACTCTTCAAGAGTATCAGTAGTTTCGTAGCTCAGGTCGATTGTTGAAATATTAGTTGGGAATACATCATAGAAGTGATAAGATCTGAGAATTCCTCCATCACGGGCAAGTTGATAGACATAAGCATCTGCCTGGTATGCTTCTGGATCAGTTAATCCAGTGCCATCATTTACCTTATTGATTGTATTCATCCACTTCTCAAATGCTGAGCGAATGGAGAAATCAACATCGTTGATGACAGTGATTGTCCAAGTTTCGAATGTTCTGTCGCCAGCGATCTTAAGAATACGACCTCTGAATGGAACATCGATTGGAGCAACTGTTGATGCAGGCAGTGCCGCTGCCTTGACAAGGAATCTTGCCTTTTGGAGAGTGTCATTATCGACACCAACGGCACCTGGGAATGCTAACTCAACTTCAAAGAGATTGGGTCTCGCACCACCACCAGTTAACTTACTCTTAAAATCAGTGATTTTTCTGAGCGGAATGTTGTTTTGTTGTTGACGGGTTGCCATAGTTCGTTAAACCTCTAATTTAATTAAACGTTACCAATTACTTCTTCAAAAGCAACACCAGTTCTGGTGGCAACAAATGTAAGACCGATGAAGTTAATCGATCTTGCAGGTTTGATAAAGATGTCTGCGACAAACTCATTGTTGTCGATAACGGCAGCAGTGTTATTTGTTTCATCGCAAATAACGACATAATCTTGAATTCCTCTCTTGGCTTGAACATCACGGAGGAATGGTTCAACGATATTTACAAAGTTTGTTCTCGCAATCTCATCGTTGAATTCAAAGAGTTGATCCTTGGCAGCAGCAGAGATTGCATCTTCAAGGTAGACGAACAGACGACGAACGTTGATTCTATCAAATGCCGATGCCTTAGCAAGTCCAGTCTTATCTCCAAAGAGAATAATACCAGAACCTGGTGAGAAGATGACTGGATTTACTCTTGCAGAATAAAGTCTATCTCTTTGAACCTTGGAAGGATTATATGCAAGTTTTACTGCATTAAGGATTGATCCTCTTGCAGTTCCTGCTGGTGAGAACCATGGGAAGTTATTGATGTCACTACGAGCACAAAGTCCAGCGATGTCTCCGTTCAGAGGAACATATCGGAAAGTGTTTGCGAATCTATCATACATGTACTTATAACCACTATCAAATACGGCATAAGACGAAGATGTGACAGGTGCATAGAAACTCAGAACGTTATCGGTGATATCAGAATCTGAGTTGATTTGAGCAGCAGTATCATCAGAACTATCTGTGATTGCAGCACCTCTATATGGTGAGATGAATGCGAGTGCATCCTTTCTTGCTTCCGCAACTGCGATCAGTTTGTTTGCAAGTGCCTGAGCATCTGACTTGCCGTATGCTGCAGATCCCATCATCAGGAAATCTACCTCATAGTTCTCAGTGTTCTCGAATAAATCATATCCACCAACAAGACCACTCAGAGAAGCACTAAGTGCTCCTGCTGTTTCGACGTTTGTTCCCAAATCGTAGTTGGTTCCAGTCGTCAACTCGGCATTCAAATTACCTCTTGCGGCAAATGTAATACCCTCAGCATCTTGATCCCAATTTACATCAGTTTCAAGAGTAAATGAGGAAGAGTATCCAGTAGTTACAATACCTGCTGGTTGTGCTCCACCAAAGAGATATTCTGAATTGCTCTTAAGATAACCTCTCCAATAAGAAGGTGATCCTACCGAGAACTCTGCGTCTTTTGCCTTAGAAAGACTGAGGTGCTTCTCAAGAATTGTTCCTGCGTTTCCAGTAACCTTTCCTTGACCATCAATAACTACAACGTGAACTTCATCAAATCTAGATCCTCTTGCGGCAGCATATTCGGAAGTTCCTGGACGATCTGCAACAGTATTCCACTTAACTGTTGATGATGAAGTCAGTGTGAGATTTTGACTATCAAACCAATCTGTTTGTCCAGTATATGAAGTTGATCCATATGATACTGACTGACCAGATGTGTGAATTGCAACACTACCACTGCTGCTAAATTCCCAAGTTCCACCTGCTTGATAATCTTTTGATTCCTCTATTCCACTACCATTGACATGGGAAAGGACTTTTACACTAATTTGGGAATCACCTACTTCTGTAATAATACCTTTTAAAAATCCTGTAAGTGCTGTTGTTGTTCCTGCTCCAACATCATATTTGCCAACTACGGATTGTGTAACACCTGCACCAACAACTAATGATAATCCAGATGTATCAATACCAGTCAGAATTTGATCTGCCTTGGCATCAATAATTCCAACTCTTATACCATTTGCCCAGGATCCTGGGTTTTTTGCGGCAACTACAACACCGCTGATGGTGTTCTCGTCGTATCCAAGTTGTTCGTAGTGCTCAACACTTTTAATTTTTGTACTAGAAGCAGCACCAACATAAGATGCTGCGTTGTAAAGATTGCTGCTATCAGCTCTTACAACTCTCAGAGAACCACCATATGCCAGGAACGACGATGCCGTTAACCAGTGCTCGTAGTGCTTGTCCTGAGAATATGGTTTACCAAATACGTTTAGTAAGTCTTGTTCGTTTTCAACTAATGTAGGAAGATCTACCGGACCTTGAGCAAAAGGTGCCGCAATAGCTCCAATACTCGCAGAAGTTGGATCAACTCTTCCTACTGTAAGGTCTACTTCCCTTACTACAATACCAGGAGATGCTAAATTTAATGGCATCTTG